TTTAGCAGGAGCTTTTTCATCTTCTTTTGCTGGTGCCTTAGTAGTTGTAGTCGTTGTTTCAACTGACTTCTTTTCTTCTTCTTCTTTAGCCATATCTTGACTCCTCTCTTCTAATAAGTTATCTGGTATTTTAACTTCTGTAATTAAATCCATTCCACGAGGCTCAATATCTGAACTTTTGTATGCTGGATTTCTTACTGCACTAACTTCAAATAATTCAATATTATTAATTGTACGCATAGGAATATTATCTGTTCCCATTGTCCATACATCATCTAAGACGCGCATACCAAATGACATACCCTTAATAATGCCATCTTTAATCAATTCAAATGTATCACGTCCCCAAGTTGTATCAGAGATATTGGCACTCATTTCAAGACCTTGTTCGGTTTCTTGAATAGATAATGAATTATTAACAGTAGATGATAAAATTTGATTTTTATCGTGTTGTGCTAAAAAGTCAATACCATCTGGTGCATTATTGATTGCATTCTGGAATACTCCTGGTGCAATTGTCTCTTTGAACTGTTTTCCATTTGAAGGGTTCATTAAAATTTCTGAAACACTTCCTGCACCGTTCACCAAGCCTTTAACTGTTAAACTTCCGTTATTAGGGGATGGAGAAACAGACGCAGGTAAAGCCCTAATTTCAATCTTCATTATTATTGTCCTGCTTTCCTGTATCCAATTTCGTTGCTACATCCTCCAAACCATTTGCAGGTGTATTATCATCTGGTGTAGAATCAAATCCAGAATTAATAATTTCACCACTATCAATATTCATAATTTGACCTGTGTTAGGGTTAACAATAATATTCTTTTCAGGAATATACATAACAGAACCTGTTGTCTGCTTATAATATTCTGTTTCTCCAGGCATAATCTTTTCGTTAATTTCACGCTTGGCTGTGATATTTGTAATAATACCCTGACTAAATGCCGAAATAACGTTAGCTTGTTTTTCTGTTGGTGTAATTCTACTGATACTTGATGTGTCGAACTTAAATTCCATACCTTGGTTACGTTCTTCATTAGTTAAAAGGTTTTTATTAAGCGCTGTCTCGATAGATGTTAATAATGGAGCTAATGTATAAGTTAAAAACCATAGGTTGTTCTGTTCTGTAGAATCATATTTATTGGCAGCACTATTAATCATTGATTCTGGTATATTAAATATACGAGAAATATCTGAAATAACACTTTTCTTACCAGTAGTTAACTCTAGCTTATCAGGACTTAAACTAACAGGCTGATACTTTAAATCAGCAGGTAAAAATAGTGTTTTACCAACGTTTTTAGAACCAGAATACATCTTTTTGAATGCATCCTTGATACTATTGGTAATTTTTTCACTGTTTACACGTTGATCTGACGTCAGAATACCTGTTGGCATTGCACCGTTTCCGATTAAATTACTTTCATATTCTGCCTGTCTAAGAGCAAGTGTAAATATATCTGCATTGTTCTCAATAACGCCACGACCGATAATACCGTCATTAGTATTTTTTAGAATAGTCAGAAGTAATTCATCATAAAAATCTGTGGTGCCAGTGTTAGTCATTAATGTATCAATTGCATAAAATTCATAACCATTATTACTATAAACAGTGGTTGTTAATTTTTCCATATCTAAAGGAAATATGCCATTAATCGTTCCATCTGGATTATATTTAATATAATTCTTTGAAGAGCCATATAAAATAACATCTTTAACCATTCTCTTTTTAAAGTCAGCGCCCGTTAAAATATTATTAGGTGAATCATTAATCATGTCCACACGGTAATCTGAATCAACAGCTTCTTTACCTTGTTTAGTGTCAACGTTTTCTAATAATTGCACTGGTAAATCTGAAATAGCATTTGTTATTATTTCAATAGATGCTGCTGCTGCTGGTATACTTAATATATCTGCTTCAGTTAAGACTTTTCTGCCAGAGTAGAATCCATCCATAGTCATAGCTCCAGAACCATATGTTCGTTGGTCTACAACTGCATCTGATTTATCATCTTTCTTATTTTGTTGAATCTTTTGTCCAAAGATTCCATTAAAGAATGCCAATACTATTCCTCCTTTCTTATAATTATAATAAGAATACTTCTGGTTCTCCACCAGCCTCTTCTTCAATTTCATTCATCCATAGAGCTACTGAATCAATAATAGCCGCTACAGCATCAATCTTTCCATCTGACACTTTTTTATTTAAGTGGTAACTCATTGTCGAGCTAGTTTGTTTTTTTGCATTTAAGAAGTTAGACATAAGTAAAAAGTTCTCATCGAAATGAAAATCATTATCAACTATTTTTTCCTTTAAGAACTTACTTGCAACATAAACACCGCCATCACCTTGGCTTACATCAGCGACATCATAAGTTTGCCCTAATCTAACAGCCATAGCAGGCGCTCCCCATGGATCATAACCAATTCCCTTGATAATTACACCATAATTTTCTTCTAAATGCATAACAAATTCTTCAATTTGGTTATAATCTATACTCATACCACCTGAAGGAATAGACAATCCTAAGTCTGATGCTCGTGAATAATCTAAGCCTTCTGACTTTTTCTTATCTAATTCTTTTAAAGATGGATAAAATATCCATGTTTTTGCTAATAATACCCCTGTATCTTTATCATAAGATGTCATTGCAATGGCGGTATTATCTTCTGACTGTGATAAGTCAAGACCTACATAGACCTCTTTATCTGACCAATCAATTGTCCCAACAGGAACTTCAATATTTTGCATTTCTTCAGATGTTACATAAGTATCAACAACGCCACCATTAATGAATATGTTCATGTTTTTAGTTAGGAACTCACCACGAGTGCCTTCCATTTCAAGAGCATCTTTACGAGTCTTTTTTAATATTTCAAACGTATCATTATCAATAACTGCTAATGGATTTGCTTTTAATATCTCATCATCATTTGTTTTCCACTCATTTGGATTATCGGGTTTGTATAACATACCAAAAAGTTTATCATCTTCTCGTTCACCGTCAATAACCTTTTCTATATGTTGTACATATTCTGTCATTGGGTTATCTAGTGTTGGATAAGCGGTACTAATAACTATACCCGTCTTATTTAAAATGTTACGCTGAGATAATTTCATACTTGTAATTGGATATGAGTTTTTTAATGCTCCTGCTTCATCAACAAGGAAAACATTAGCCAAACGTCCATCAAGAGTTTGTTTTCCATTCGCGAGTGGAGTAAACACATTCGAGTTAATTAAGCACTCAATATACTGTTTTGTAACGTTAAATTTCTTAATGAGATAAGGTGAGTTCTTCAGTTGTGCTGTTACTTCAACGAATATCAACCTTGACAAGTCTAATGTAGGAGCAACTGAATAAAAATGTGAATTTTTTGGTTCAAGTAACAATAATATTATAAATATAATTGCAGTCAGAAATGTCTTACCCGATTTTCTGGCAATTAACATTACAGACATTTCATAACGTCTTTTGGCATGGTTATCTTTCATAACCCAGCACAATACATTCAACAAAAAGAACCATTGAAATCCAGCAAGCATTTCGCTAACAGGTTTTCCTGCTGCAACACCACTTGGCACAATAATTAAACCACAGATAGCAGTAATACCATTTACCATATTTAAATCAAAGTAATATTCACTATCTTCATTTTCAAGTTCTTCTAAAAAGCTCTCACAAACTTTTCGAATATAATGACCAGTAGGAAAATCTCCATTAACAGCTCCTTGAGCATAAAGATATGCAGGATGTTTCTTAAAATCTTCCAAATCTTTAATCATCTGGATAAACTCACCTCCTTTAACATTAATTTTTATGTACACCCCGATTAAATCTACGCTTTATGAATGCTACACCAAACCAAAGCGTCTCTCTGATTTAATATCTAGGACATTTAGGCAGATAACCGAACTTCGCCCTTTCTCAACATATGTTGTTGTTTTCTATCACCAAATGTGTGTAGATTTGATGATACGGTAATCTATGTACGGTAAGACAGGCAAATGTCGTTACCCTAAATTGTGTTTGCGCGTGACCACAACGTGAATGACAGGACTCGAACCTGCACAGTAACTC